AAGTTGCTCGTGAGACTCTTGGTCTTGCGAATAAATACATGGACTCTTTTGACCTCATGGCTAAGGCTATGATTGAGAAAGAAATCACAGCGCAACAGTTCAATGATATTGTTCTTGCTGCGTATCCTAAGCCTGAAGACGATAAGAAAATCGCTCTTACAAAATGGACTAATAAGGTTGATGTTATCAATGACATCTACACTGGTGAGTTCAATGGCATGATTGCTGGCACAGCGTGGGGTGCTTTCAATGCTCTAACTGAGCGTTTAGATTGGCATCGCTCTGCTAAGGGTGGCAATAACGAGTCAATTCTTGCTGCTGCATCTGGTTTTGATGCAACAATTACAGCAGAAAAAAATCGTTTGCTAAGTATTGTAAAAAATACTTTAGAACTGGTATAATTTAATAGCGACGTCAGAAACGCAACTCCTGAGCATGAGTATAAACTGCTCACTTTTTTATTGATCAAAAAATGCCCCCGAGAAATGTCCGTTTTGTCCTATTAAGAAACAATTTTATTTTTTCATATTTTTTAATTAAGAAGGACTTGATTTTTTCCCCAAACTTTGCTATGATTGATTTCTAAAGAAAGGGAAAAAATGCTGGGATATACAAGAGACCAAGTAGAAAATATGTTGACGATATTAAACTATTCTATTCATCATCATATTAAGGATACTAAGTTTGCACAAGAGGATATTGTAGTTCTAAAAGATCTAGAGAGTTTGTTATTAGGGCTATTGGTAGAGGGACGTATTTGACATACCCTGCCATTTTTGCTAGAATAATGTAATGACCAATAGAAAGGACGACAATGCCAAACTGGGTATATAACTATTTAGAAGTTGCAGGGTCTGAGGAAGATATCTCTAATCTAAAGAAACAACTAAACCAACCCTTTAGCCGTGAGCATGACCAATGGAATGCTGAGACTGGCCAAATGGAGAAGAATATACAAGAATATAATAATCCTGTATTTGCTTTCTGGAATATTATCAAACCAACTAATCTAGAGGCATACTTTGGGGAGCAACCAAAGCATGAGCCTAATACTCCTATTACCTTTGATTCAGACCATTGGTATGACTGGAATGTAAGAAACTGGGGAACAAAGTGGGATGTATCTGTTCATGATGACGATAAGTATCCTGAGACAGAGTTATATGAAGATACTGGGGATAGTCTTTGCTATAAGTTCAATACCGCTTGGTCTCCACCTGTGCCTGTCATAGGTGAACTGTCTACACAATATCCTAATCTTACTTTTACTTTGTCCTACGAAGAAGAGACAGGGTGGGGTGGCGAAGTTCTATTTGTCAATGGCAATGGTGCTGAGATAGAATCTTATGAGAGCAAGTGTAGAGACTGCGACGAGATAGATACGTTAGAGTATTGTGATAATGACTGTGGTCAAATATGTAATGCTTGTCACTATCTAGGCGAGGCAGACTTAGAATGTGTTGCGGAATGTGACATCCATAAGGTATTCTTAGATAACGAACACGTACCAGACTACAGAAAGGCAGAAATTGAGTAATTATCTTATTGAATATATGAAGGCACATCTCATATCTATTGAGCAGGACCAAGAAGAAGTATCTAAACAAATGGAAGATTTAGATATGAATTCTAAGGACTATCAAGAACTAGACTTTGAGTACAACTGGCTGGCTGGTCAGATTATCGCTACCCGCCATTTTATACAGGTAGGAGAAGAGCATGCAGCCACTGTCAACTGAGTTGCCTGAACACCTGCAGCATATGGTGGATGAGGGTATCTCTGCCTTAGATATCATGCATGGGGAACTAAAGAACCTGATGTATGAGGCTGAACTAGAACTTGAGGAAGCAAAGCGTATTGAGGAGGATAACGACTACTCAGACGCTATGGAATCCATGGAGCGCAGGTACTGCGAGGGTGCCCTGGACGCTTACGTACATCTATATAATCTAACCTATCAACTATCCTTTGCCCTGGCAGATCAGAGCGGGAATTGACAAAGATTACACATTTTGGTATGATAAACAAAACGACTAACAGAAAGGACCGTAATGCCAAAGTATAACATTACAGCCTCACGAGAAACTTACTATGAGTTTGAGATTGAGGCTGACACAGAGATAGAAGCAATAGAGGAAATGAACCGCATAGAGATTAGTGAAAATGTTGAGGACTATGCCTATGATTGGTTTCCACTAGAGGTAACAGATATTGAGGAGGTAGAAGAGTAATGGGAGCACGGTGCACATTCGTATTTAAACAGTCAACAGACCAAGCCGTGGCCTTATACAGCCATTGGGGCGAAGACTCTATGTATGGTGACCTTGCTGCAGCATTGCGGCATGCAAGTCCAAGGCTAGGGGACGAGTCATACTATACACGTATGGCTATTAGTTATCTACTTCAAGATAGCATTTTGGATGAGACGGGGTATGGAATTTATGCCTGCGACCCAAACAATCTATTTTACATGGACCATCCAATTGTAATTAATTTAATAGATAAGACAGTAGAGGATGATACTGGGACACACTCTATTGATGATTTTATTAAATATCATGCAGGTATAACAGTTTAACTGAGGGGCCTTTGGTAGGGGGCCAAGTATGGCGACTGGTCATTGCCATACACTGGAGGAGCGTAAGTTTCCCGTCGTCGCTTGCGCTCCTCTTACATCTTTGATACAATGAAAGGGAGACTATGAGACTAAATACAACATACACAACAGCAGAAAAAATAGCAAGGGCTGTCAGTAAATTGTTATCTGATTTACATTTAGACCTTGACATGGTTGGCTATTACATTTATCATAGCATGCCTCCATTGGTGTATAATAGATTCCAAGAGATTGCACATGCTGCAGAGCATGAGAAGAAAATGATTGAAGACGAAAACTTCAGAAGGAAGATGCACGAAATTGGAATCTACTAAGAAATGTGAAATCCTAAACGAACTCTGGTTAAAATACAGACATGATGAATCCTTTGAGGATTTCATAGATTATAATGATCTTGGGCTACCTATTGCTGTGCTAGTTGCTGAAGAGATAATGTCTATGACACCAAGAGCAGAAATCTATTTACAAGAAACCTGGGATTTGCTTATTGCTGCCCTGGAGATAGAGGACAGAGAATACGTCTCACTAGATGAGATGTTCTTTGAAGCGGGTAGGGCTTAGGTCCCGAGACATTTTTCAAACAATCATATTACGAACGATCAAAAAATTTTCCAGATTCTACCAAACCTTAAATAATTTGTCAAACAGGTGTATAATAATTATATGACAAGAAATCATTTCTCCAAACATGGAGGACCATATTTTGTATCTGACAAATATACCAAACATCAACAAGATATGGAAAAGAATATAGAGGTATTTGTATATAGGGTATTACGATCTATCTCTTTTATCCCCCGCCGTTTTTGGCGGGCCGCTAAAGCGGGTATAAAAAAGATTACGAACTCTCTCTAATATCCCCTATATAAAACATACCTATAGAAAACAATTGTTTCTTGGTATTTTTCAAACAAATATAAAACATTTCAAACATTTTATTACGAATTTGACAGATTTTTCCACAAATTTGTCATATTTTTTTGTATCAAAATTACTTGACAAATAGGTGGTTTGGCGATATAATGCCAAATTTGGATATGGGGATATGAAGGTTTGACAATTTGGCATATATATGATAGGTGGTTTGGCATTACGAACGCCATCGTTAAAAGTGCTCTATCCTCCACTATCCTCCACTTCTCTCCACTTTCTGCCATATAATAAAAATATCAGTAAGATTTATCTGTGGATAAACCTGTGGATAACTATGTCCAAAACACTAATTTAGCCCATATAAATTATCGTTTCTGTGGATAACTCTATAAAACCAGGGTATACAAACAATTAATTTTGGGCTATAATAGCCATATGAAGATAGCAATAGGTATGATATTTTTAATATTTCTTATCCTAAATTACTTTGCATGGCTACAGGCCCAAACACTATAATGGACATAGATAAAGATAAAGCCATAGCCATCATATCTGACATAATACATGATCATATTAAAGGCAAACATAAGGATAAAATATCCAAAGACCTAGCAGCCAAGATATATGATTCTCTTATAGGGGATACTCCTACTTGGTATATTCATGGTTAATTGACATACCCGCCCATTTTTGATAAACTGGACAGATGACATATGATGAGTTATATAGGCTGGTAGAGGGTCTTTGGCATGATTCCTTTAAATCCCCCGAAATGACAGCGTTGTGGAATGTAGTCAAACTACATAAGACATTTGACTTTAATCTTGGTGGAATACCTTATACCGCCTGTGAGTGTGGAGAAGAATATCCATGTCCTACTATTCAAACTATTGAGAAGGAGTTATCGTGAGACGAGATCAAGATATCATAGGCTATATGTATAACGATACTGAAGCCAAGATTCGTGAGAAGATAGCATCAGAGATTGAAGATTTAATTGATCCCCCGCCAATTGATGAGATTGATCATATTATTGTAGATGTTATTAAGAGATGTGCTGATATTGCTAGAGGTCAAAATGGAACCAATAACGATTAATATATCTCGTGACGATTTTGTTTGGAGTATGGATGTTCATATGGGTAGTGAGTTTGTAGGTGCAGGAACTGCTCCCACCTTTGCAGGAATATACGATATGGCATATGAAATGATTACAGAATACGATCCACAAGGAACTAGTTTTGATGCAAATGGATGGAGGTTAAAATGAAATATTTTATAATATGGCTAATACTAGCAATCATATTCTTGATGTTTAATCATGGTGCACATAGAAATGATTAACCATACCGCCCTGTAGGGCGAAATGTGGTTTTGTATATCTATTTTGCGCCGAACTGGAAACCCTGCTATAATCATTTGATATGAGATTGTCATCACGATACACTGAATATACACCTCTCGCCGAAATGGTAAAAGAGGATTTGCTGCCGAATGTTACAAAAATTGAAGAAAATATTTGGGTCATAAAGAACTTTATTCCTGAAGATATATTGGCTCAATACGATGATTTTATATCAAACCTTCCTGAAGAAGAATGGTTTAAATCTCAAAAGGCATGGTGGTATGGCAAGATTTATAATATTGGGCCAGATCATTTTATGTATAATGTTTCAGATACGGTATTAAAAATGACCTTAGACATATTACAAGATAATATAGCCTTAGAAGAGTTTGATTCTATACATAGGCTTATAGAGGGTACTAGTATGCCAGTTCATACTGACAATCCCGCCGAAATTAGGGAGATAAACGGCGACAATGGCAGTTATGTGTCTACGGCAAATGGAAAGAATAGTTACGCCATACTGGCTACTGTTCATTATTTAAATAACTTTAATGGCGCCAACCTGTATTTCCCAAACCTTGGCATTGAGTATCATGGAACAAGGGGAGACTTAATAATGTTTCCTGGAGTTCATAAAAAATATGATCATGGAGTAAGACCCTTAGAGGCTGGCCCCAACAGACATATTTTAATAACGTTTGGACATGATAAAAGCGATGCCCATCTGGTTAATCCTAGGAATCATTTATACCCTGATAAAAAATTCAAAGAAGATCATCCAGCACCATCTTACGATTTATGATAGAATATAAAGACAATGATAGCCACAAAAGAGTTATGTCACTACTGCAGCAGAAAGGCAGAATATACGCAACCTGAGAAAGACACAGGTCAGATAATTAACGTATGCCCAAAACATTTTAGTTTTAGATTTATGGGGTGATCATGAATAAAGAAAAAGCAGATAAAAATTTTAAAGCATTTATTTCATTAATAACTGTTTTAGTATTAGTAACGATTGTGTTTGCAGCACTAGTATGACATTTTGTAAACATGTATACGAGTATGTTGGTGCAGAAATATGCCCATATTGTGGTAAAGATACACACGAACCTGACATGAAATTACAAGCAAAACTATACAAACAGTATTATGATGAAGGTAAACACCTTAAATATAAATGTGATCATTGTGGTGGAACTATAAGGGTTTGGTGGGACATATGACATTAGATGTAAGAGGTATCCCAACTCCAGTATGTCCATGTTGTGGGTCTACTCTGCTTAGAATCACTGCTGAATTTGACCCCAATACATATGAAATACAAATGTATTTATTAGATGATGCTGAATGTATGTCTTGTAAGTGTTTAATTACTGCCCCTACTCCATTAGATCATCCAGACAACAAATGATATAATTTGTATATGAAAAAGCAAATAATTAATAAAATTTTATTTTTATATTTTAAATATTCATTAATAAAAAACAAAATTATTAGAAACAAAAATAGTAAAAAGGGTTGGTTTATTTATTAAATGAATTATTTTATGGGTAAAAAACAAACCTGGACCGATGATAGTTTAAAAAAAATTTTTTTAAATAACTTAAGACTATCTGACAACATAAAGTTAAACCAATATGATCCTGAGACAATAACAATAGATAAAGGAAGAATAAATAATTATGGATATAGAGATGATGATTTTACAAAACTAGCAGATATACTTATGGTGGGTTGTTCAATGACATTTGGGCAAGGATTAGAAGAAAAATATATTTGGCCTAATTATATAAAAAAATGGTCTAATAAAGAATGTGCAAATTTAAGTGTAAATGGGGGGTCTATAATAGGGTTAATTTATAGAATTTTTGCTTACATAAGAAAGTTTGGCAATCCAGAGATTATTTTATGTCTTTGGCCAGATATAAATAGAGTTTATTTACCACTTATTCCAGGAAGATTTGAAGATCTTGGCATACCATACAGCGATTTTTATTGTTACACAAACAAAGAAGTAAAACCATTTCTAACAGACATCTGCTATGCAAATTTTATAAGTAATGATTCAGAAAGTTGGCAGCCACAATATTCTAAATTGCCCCACAGTGTTAGTGATGTTTTGCCTATTGAATTTGTTCATTTTTATACAATACAACAAATACATTTATTAGAACAATATTGTTTTGTAAGTGGAATTAAACTATATTGGGGAACATGGAGCACCCTTTCTACAGCATTTTTTAATAAAATAAAATCTATGTCAGACCCTACCTATTTTAGGTACTATATTAATGATTTAGATGAAGCAAATATATATTCAAAAATATCCAAAAAAAATAAAATTGTAAATTTTTCATGTCATCAAAATTTGCAACAAAAAGACAATAAAACTTATAATATAGCAGCAGATAATCAACACTTTGGAAGTCACTCTCAAATACATATTGCTGAAAAATTTTTTGATCTAATAAAAGACGACCTTAACCCCTAATTTGACATCACGATCTACCCTTGCTATACTTATAGTACTGCTCCTTTCCCTTTCTGTGGAGCAGAGGGGCTGCTAGTAAAATTCCCTTTCTGATTACAACTAGCAGCCCCCTTTCTGTTATAATATTAAAATGCACCTACACAGATATCAAGAATTAGACATGGGAGATAAGGTTTTATACTACTGCCAAAGATGCGGTTGGGAAAGACTCGTTCCTAAGTCTTGACATATGAAAACTTTTATGGAATAATAGAATCATGAAGACAACTGTTATACACAATTCAAAACCACCTTTGCGCTGGTTTGCCAATTTTGTTGGTGAAATCAATGGAACAGCGATTTGGAAAATTGCTATGCTGGATGAGGATAATAATTTTGGATTAAAGTATAAAGTGTATTCATATATCTATAAGGTTACATATCCCATTTATCAAAAATGGGGAACTTTTTATGAAATAAATTCTTTTGCAGAAGAATTTGATGAAAACTTAGAAGAACTATAGGGGGAAAAATGGCAGAAGATACAAAAGATAAGATTATTTATCTTATTGAAGAAAGATGTAAAACTGTATTGGAAACTAATGCACTCAACGATCCTTCAGATCCAAGATACCTTTGGGTTAAGGGTGTATATGATGATATTCTTACAATGCTAAAAGAAACATATGTCTGAAGATAACGTTGTTTCTAAAAGTACCTTTGATGATTTAACTGATGATCAAAAGGCTGATGTGATGCAATTAGTTATCTTGACTGTTAAAGAAATCAGAGAGCAGATTGCACAGGATATAGAGGCTACTGTTCCTTTATGGAAAAGAATGGGCCTTCTTAAATCCCGCCGAACTGAAAAAGCCTTTAAAATATGCGCTGCCATTGCTCGTGGACAAAATGAAAAGAATGATATAATTACAACATGACACAGCATTCATTAACCGCAGTTAGCAATACAACGCCTTTACGATTAACTCCGTTTGGCTCACATTCTGGATTAGATTTTACTGTTCAAAACGTAAATGCATCTGGATATATTTATCTTGGTGGAGATGAAACTGTTTCTTCAACCAATTATGGTTTTAGAATTTTGCCAAATCATTCTATTTCCTTTGAACTTCCTGGCTCTGATGCACTTTATGCTATTGCATCTACAACTGGAATGTCAGTAGCAGTAATTCAAATTGGTTTGGAGACTGCAATATAATGGCACGTTTTACTCATCCAGCATTTGGCGATACTGATGGCTTAACAACAGAAATTAAAACATACTCACCTACTTGGGCTGGAACTGGTCTTGCATTTACTGGAACACCAGCAACTGGATCTTATATTAAGATTGGTAATTTAGTTATAGTACAAATTGATGTTTTGTATACTACTGTTACTAACTTTGGCACAGGACAATACTCTTTAACTTTACCATTTGCATCTAAATATCACACAGATGTTTATGGCGGTTCAGCGCATGATACTTTACCAACATTGCGTCATTACAGTTTAAAAGGACACTTAGTTCCTTCTAGTACAACTATGACATTATGGCAACATGCTGGATCTGGAAATGATGAGCCAATGGATTTTAATACTCCATTTTCTCCAGGTGCTGAAGATAAATTCCACATGTCATTTTCTTATATTTGCGAATAACTTGACATCTTAATCATGCATTGATATACTGGTTATATGCAAACTTTTTTACCATCATCAAATGCTGTGGTTACTGCTAGTATGCTTGACAGCAAAAGATTAAATAAGCAGATACTTGAATGCTATCAAATCCTTAATGTTTTATCTGGTAAGTCGCCTACTGGTGGATGGCGTAATCATCCTGCTGTGCTTATGTGGAAAGGTTTTGAGCGTGGTTTGTGGAGTTATGTGCAAGCCATGATTCATGAGGCTCGTAAACGTGGCATTCGTACAGAAAACAATGAAGCAAATCTTAATAGACTAAAAGATCAATGCTGGGATGATTGGGGTAATAATGCACCATCATTTTGGTATGATAAAACAAAATTAATGCGTGTAGTAACAACACATAAAGCAAGTTTATTTGACAAAGATCCAATATATTATGCACATTTTGGTTATGCAAAACATAGTATATATAACCAACCATGTTGCTCTACATGTAAATATTATTGGGTAACTCATGAAGGGAGAACAAAATGATTCATGCTTTATGGCTTATCCCCGCTTTTATTTGCGGTTGGTTTGTATGCTATATTCAAATGACGTATGGGGTTGATCAAAGTGGCGAGTAATCGTGTAGTTATTTGCGATGTATGTCAAAAAGAGATAGAATTGCGTTGGGGTATTTTTGGTCATGACACATTAAATAGACACATGAAAGAGCACAATGGCTGATCCAAATCAAACACCTAGTCGTGGGGATTGGGCATGTCCATGCGCTGGATGTGCAAAGGCAGTTGCTTTTGAAAGAAAACAATTGCTACAATTAATCAATGACCACAAAAAAGAATATCTTGAATATAGGGGCAGTTCTTTTGATAAAGAGGGTAATCTTTTATGGGCTAAAGATGATGCGTTGGCTTATATTGAAGGGGTGGATTTTGTTGAGGTATTAATAAAAGAAAGAATGCCTAAACCTAAAACAAAATCATAGTACAATATGAATATGAATCGTGAGACAATACAGTTAGCAAAAATAAACAAAACTCCAATTTTGTTTAAAGGTATTTTTCCAAACACTTCTAACTGGTCTAATTTTATCAATCATTTAGATTTTGCTATGCATCAAGATGATGCTGCGGTAAGAGATAATTTACATAAAACTGTTGGACAAGCACATTTTTGGAGTCCATACACAATAATGTTAGACAATGCTCATTTACATCATAAAGGTTTAAAAGATGTATTAACAATCTTAGGATCATTTTTAGATTCTGAGTTTAAAACTGCTTTTGGCATGATAAGTTTTACTACGATGGAACCTACTGTTGGAAGACATGAAGATAGTTATGAAGTATTTTATTTACAGTGCGAAGGGGCAGTTGATTGGCATGTTCAGGTTGGTATGGAAGAGCAGGTATTTAGATTAGAAAACGGAGATATTATTTTTGTACCTGCAAATACTACCCATGAAGTTAAATCTATCACACCTAGAGCAGGTATTTCTATAATGTTTAACAAGCAACAGTAGCCAAGTCGGTTAAGGCCCCGAACTCATAATTCGGTTATCGTAGGTTCAAGTCCTACCTGTTGCACGTATGATATACTAATTAAAATGGCAAAAATAGTATTTTTAGGCAACTTTCGTGTTGACTATACAACTGAGACGCATCATGCCCTGTCTTTAGAATCCCTTGGGCATACAGTAATTCGTTTACAGGAAACAGAAGCAAGATCAGAAGACATATACGAGAAGGCTTCAAGAAGCGATTTGTTTGTTTGGGTACATACACATAGTTGGAAAACACCTGGAAGAGTTACCATGTCACAAGTTTTAAAACAATTAAAAGAAAACAAAATCCCTACAATGACATACCATTTAGATCTTTGGTTTGGTTTACAAAGACAAAAAGATCTTGAGTCCGTTCCAGTATATAAAGATATTGAACATTTTTTTACCGTTGATAAACAAATGGCAGAATGGTTTAATAAAGAAACTAATGTAAAAGGTCATTATATTCCAGCAGGAGTTTATGATGCTGACTGTCAATATCGTGTGTCTAAACCTCAAAAAAATGTAGTATTTGTTGGAAGCAGAAAGTATCATCCAGAATGGAAGTATAGGGAGCAGTTGATATCCTGGCTTGAAAGAACTTACGGAAACTGGTTTGAGCATTATGGTCAGGGTGGTATTAAAAATATTAGAGGTAAAGAATTAAATAGGTTATATTGGAACACAAAGGTAGTTGTTGGTGATACGCTTTGTATTGACTATAAATACCCATATTATTGGTCAGATAGAGTTTATGAAACAATGGGTCGTGGTGGCTTTATCATTCACCCTTATGTAAAAGGTATGGAAGAAGAGTTTGAAGATAAAAAACATTTAGTCTTTTATGAGTACGGTAATTTTGATCAATTAAAAGAATTAATTAATTATTACTTAGAACATGAAGATGAAAGAGAAAAAATAAGGATTGCTGGTCATGAGTTAGTGAAGAATAACTATACATATAAACATAGATGGCAGCAAATATTGAAGGAGTTAGGCATATGATTAAAGAAATTGAAGGCACAGAGATAAAGTTTGATTTAAGAGAAAACTATCCAACTGATGAGATTGTTGTTAAAGAAATTTTTGAAGAAAATGTTTATGAAGTTAATGCTGGAAGATTTGCAGTTGATGGAGTAACAGTGGATATTGGAGCAAATATAGGAGCATTTACCTTATTAGCAGCCAATCATGGATCTAAAGTATATGCAGTAGAGCCAGAGCCACACAATTTAGAAGCAATGAAAAAAAATATTACATTGAGTGGATTGGATAACCTTATTACTTCAATTCCATATGGCATTAGTAATTTTAAAGGTACCGCCGTTATCCATGATAGTGGTGGTGGATCAAGCATTAAAGATGATGGAACATTTGGTTCTGAAATTGAAGTTATGACATTGGACAATCTATTTGATTTATATCACATTGAAAAGGTAAATGTTTTAAAGATTGATGTTGAAGGAAGTGAGGCAGATATTATTCTTGCTGCATCAAAAGATAATTTAAATAAGTGTGCATATATTACTATGGAGTTTGACATTCGGTCTGGAAATCAATTAGGAGATGTTGTACAAAAACTTTCTGAAACACATCACGTTAGAACTATGGGTAGTTGGGAACGTGGTGGTATGGTTTGGGCGTGGTTGTATTGAACATAGGAATAGTAGCAAGATCAGATAATACTGGGTTAGGCAATCAAACAAAAGAACTTGTTAAAATGCTTAATCCAAAAAAGATTTTGCTTATTAATTCTTATTTTTTTAATAGAAATAAACAAAACGCAGACTGGTATAAAGATTATGAGTGTATAACAACAGAAGGGTTTGCAAGCAATGAAGAAGTTGTAAAATTTCTTGACGGGCTTGACGTTGTTATAAGTTGTGAGATATTTTATAATCCCAATTTTGTTACTTTAGCAAAACGTAAAAAAGTTAAAACTATTTTACAATATAATTATGAATTTTTAGATCATTTAGTCAATCCTAGTTTGCCTCTTCCAGATGTATTATTAGCACCTAGCCTTTGGAACTTTGAAGAAGTATTAAATAAGTTTGGAGATAAAACTAAAGTAGTTCATCTACCTCCACCAACTGATCCTAAATTATTTGAAGAAGCAAAACAAATAAATATAAGCAGAGATCATCGTCGTGTGTTACATATTGGTGGAAAGGCTGCGGTAAAAGATAGAAATGGTACCAATACTGTACTAGATATGCTAAAACATTCTATTGGAGAATATCAAGTAGTTATAAAAAGTCAAACAGAACTGCCAGTTAAATTTGGTTTTGGTAGACTTAAACTTGAAATTAATAATGTAATAAACAATCAAGATTTATATTCAGGATTTGACGCTTTGATCCTTCCACGCAGATATGCTGGGCTATGCCTACCTATGAATGAAGCCTTGATGAGCGGTATTCCAGTCTTTATGACTGATATATCACCCAACAATAATATACTTCCAAAAGAATGGCTAGTAGATTCAAACAAGATTGACGAACTACAAACTAGAACTAAAATTGATGTTTATGGTGCAAATGAAGTTCAATTAGCAAATAAAATTGATGAATATATGGACATAAACGATAAGACTGACATAAAGCAAAAAGCATTTGAAATAGGATTTAATAATTTTTCTACTGATATTTTAAAACAAAAATATTTAGACTTATTTGAACAATAAAAAAGCCAGCCATATTTCAGGCTGGCCTTCTTATATTAAGACTATGCCTTCTTGGCAGCCTTCTTTGCTGGAGCCTTCTTGACTTCAACATTCTTTAGAGCATCTTCAACGAGTGATGCTGCTGGCATACGGCCAAAAGCCTTATCGTTTGGATTAATTGCTCTTAGTGCCACTGGTGCAATCGCTGCTACCAATGAATATGCAAGGGTACCTAGATCAGTAACTCCTGACATGTATAGCGCAAGACCTGCACCTAGAACTGAACGTCCATATGATGCTAGTAGTGCCTTTAGTTTCTTGTCCATTTCGTTTCCTCCTATAGGATAGATTTGACTATATTAGTATAGCATGTGGCTTAGACTCTTGCAATGACGATGTTGATACAATCGTATATTCAGAATTCTCAGCCAACTCTGATAGTTTAGATACTCCTGAATAAGAACATCCACTACCAATTCCATTTCTTATTTCTTCAAATATATTTTTAACTGGCCCTTTATATTTTATTTTTGTTGATATACCCTCAACTACTGAAGATTGGCCTTTCCAATCTACCTGAGCATCCTCACTAGCCATGCCACGGAATACCTTAAATCCTTCAATAACGGCTCCTGGAGCCTCGTCTGTGCCAGCCAGCATAGATCCCAGCATAACCATATCTGCACCTGCTGCAAAGGCTTTTACGATGTCTCCAGTAGTTCTGATTCCACCATCTGCAATTATTAGTGTGTCCATATGATTTTTATTTTTATACTCATAGCAATCAATAATAGACTGCAGGGTTGGCATGCCATGTCCAGAAACTATTCTTGTAGTACAGGTAGCACCACCACCAATACCCACACGAATGGCATCTGCTCCAACTTCTGCCAACATTGAAAATCCATCTACAGTTGATACATTTCCAACCATAATGTGGATGCCTGGATAATACATTCTAAGATGCTGCACCGCTTTTATTGCTGCATCATTATGTCCATTTGCTGTATCTATACAAAACCAATAACAGCCCAGTTCAATAGCACTATCAATAAAATCAGTATCAAAACATTCTAAGGAAGAAAGTGCAATACCAATGCCACGGCCACTATTTTTAGAAGCAGCATGTTCAAATGATATTAGTCTTTCAGATGTGTTCATATAGCGATGAATTATTCCAAGACCGCCCTCGTTTGCTATTGATTCTGCCATGTATGCTTCACAAACAGTATCCATTGGGGAGGCAACAATTGGAAAATCAAAACCACTCATTGATATGTCTATCTGTTTTCTGCTTACAACATTAGAATGTTGAGGCACTAACAATATGTCATCAAAGCATAGAGATTGATTATAAAATTTCATATTATTTTAGTTATCTTTCGGCAATAATTTCTTTAGTTCTTTGAATTCTTCAGATATTTTTTTTAGAGCCTTATCATGTGGACTTACCATTCCCTCAACAGCCGTTCCATATTTATCATAATACTCAATATCTGGCTCAACTTCTTTAATAAATTTACTTAATCCATTTTGAACTTCCTCAATATAATCAAAAGCCCAATCTCGTGAGTCTGAAATAAATTTTAAAAAGTCTTCTTTAATAAGATTATTATTAGTATCATTTAGATCAGCAATAGAAAGAACAGCCTCTGCCATTTCAACATTCTGTTTTGCTAACTTAAAAGTTCTGTACATAAAAAAAATCAACAATACAGATAGCACCACTATTGCAATTTCCATTTATTCCTCCTACTTATATTGTACTATTGATAAACTAGAATGTCAAATCTTTATATATTTTATTAAAATCATATCCTATTAACTGCTGATACTCTTCTAAAGATCTAACATTTCCTGCACCCATTATTCCATCTTCAATGCCACATAAAACTTTCTTTTGTTTTTGTTGTGATTTTGTTTGAATTTGATCCCAATTGACTTCTCTTCTTACCTCATCAGACCATATTTTTTTATAGCCGTTTCTTTTATAAAAATGATAAACAATTGGAATAGGCGGAGAATATATATCCCAGCCTCTTGTCCATGCTCTCATTGCAAAACAGATTTCTTCTCCAAAAAAACTAATTTCTTCATCATATGGTACTTCTTTGACTATATCGCCAGTAGCAAATATAAAACCGCCAAGAACTGTAGTTGATAATTCTGGTTTTGAATATGATAAATCATCAAATGGTAATCTTTTTGCTCCCCATTGATTGTCTACTCTTAACCAAGGAACTTGCTTGGTTGGCTCAACTGGCAATTCATCAGTTGAAATAGAATGAATAAACTGTGAGCCATTTCTTTCTATAGAGTATGGAGGAGGAAAAGAAGATAGTATTACTTTTTTATTTCTTGCAATTTGTTGTGATAATGTTAACTGTTCAATACATTTTAAATCCCAGTTTTTACTAAAAATAGTATGAGAGTCTACTTGTAAATAATAGTCTTCATCAGTATACAGATCCATTGCTTTACTTCTTGCAAGTCCAACCCCTCTAGCATGTCTTGGATGCATTAAAGTTAATGAATATTGTTTTATAAAAGATAGGTCAACTGTTTCTAAATCCTGTTGCACTATCCCAAATTTTATAGCCTCTTTACCAGAAGCATTTTCAACAGCACTTTTTAAAGTATCCTCTAATGCTGGATCTCTGTAAGATGCTACTGAAATAAAAATGCTCATTGTTCTAATGGCTTTCTTACAACTAATACAATTGCACCATTTTGTTCAAGGGCATCTTTTAAAACTGCAACGTATCTAACTGCAGCAATCTTATCATCATGTGATAAATTAAAGATAGACTTTTCATCAATTCTAATAGTTAAAAAGTTGTCATTATCTATTAGATCCACCTTAAATCCTTTTGGAGCAAGCCCATCTAACGAATGGAATGCCCTACGCATTTCATCTGTGTACACTATATCATTTCCTCTGGAGCCTTTGGTGCTGTTATAATAATGGCTTTACTACCATCCCATCTTACTCTGCCCTTGCATCCAACATTGTATTTTGTTACTCCATTTTCTTCTGAGAGCACATCGTAGACGTATCCATGTATTTCAAATGATGTAGCAAAATCTTCATGACCATTAACTATTACTCTCCAAACATACGGATCATTCTTTTTTGCTTTTGTATTAAATCTTAGTATAATGTCATCATATGGCTTTATCCATCTATCTTTTACTATAGTCCATATATATTTTATCTTATTCATAGACCCATCTCTTTTCTTTTTTGTGTTGCTGAAACTGCTTGAATATCAGGAGATAGTTCTACCTGCTCAATCTTATATCCTACATCACGACCATATACAATATTGGTAATGTTTGGTAGTCGCAATATTAAAGTATTGTAATCATTATTATCTGTGTAAATTAAATCTTGAACCTTCTTATAAGGCAAGGGGTCCTTGTCTGAAGTTCCATAAGTATTACGAACTCCAACTAGCACCTGCGATGTTCTTTTGTGCGCTTCTTGTTTAAGTGCTTGGTGCCCCTCATGCCATGGCTGATATCTACCAAGTTGTAGGGTAGTTGGTGCAGACCAATCAAATAATCCAGCCTCTAAGATTACTCTTTTTACATTGTTTTCAAGATTTTGAGAATCAATATGCCCCTCAATTTCTATATCATGAAATGTAGGAGGCTCCCACATTTTATTAGTATCTTCAAATCTGCTAAAGCCAATAGTGTTCATCCATACAACTACGTCTGCATGTCCAAAAGCATTTCTAGTATCTTCAGTTGGACAAACAAAATCAACAATTACTGGAGCAACGTTTTGTCTTGCAATGAGTCTAGCCATCTCACCCATGCGTCTTGCTTGCTCTATTCTATCTTCTACAGTAAAACTTAAATCATTATTTACTGTTGCACGAACTTCATCAGCATTTAAATGAATAGCATTGATACGTTCCTTTAATGCTGTTGCTAATGTAGTTTTTCCAGATCCAGGAAGACCAATTATTTGAATAATCATTTTACACCTCCGTTGTTAGGGATATCCAAACTTTACCCCATTGTTGTTTATTTTTGTGACTGTTAAATTCTTTAGAAATTTTTCCACCTTCTAAATAAATTCCGCCCCAAACTCCCCATTCTTTGCCAGATATACCAACGGCAAAACATGTTTTTAATACTGGACAATTAAGACATATATTGTCTACGCCAGATCTTAATGATTCGTTCTCTTCATATTTATCAAAAAATAAGTTTGTGTCAAGACCTAAACACGAAGCATTATCTTTCCATAGATGTTGCTTCATGATTTACCTCACATATTTTTTCGGAATCTCCCAGCCATTTGTGCCATATTCGTACATATTTCTTATGTACCATTGTCCATTAACGAATGCACCATTAACTTTGAACATAGCAGTTTTTGAGGGTTTCAGTTCAACAACTTTCCATCCATCCCAGGACAGTTCATTGTTTTCAGTAACTATCTTTTCCATAGTTTCTAGTTCTTTAATCATTGTTTTCATCTTTCTAGTACCTGAATATTCCAACTTCAATACCGTTTAATTCGGCAGAAGCAACTAGTTTTGATACTGACTCTTTTGGCTTGCTTAGAAATGCTATATAGTTAAAAGACTTTATGTTTTCTTCCAACCAAGAAGGCGGAACCTTGTAAAGTTTAATTCTTTTACCACGCACTTTAAAACTTCTTTCAGATACATTTGTAAATTCTGAAGCAAAAGAGTTTATGTTTCTTGGACCTGCTGAATAAATAAATAGTTCATGATCTGTTTCTTGCATGTTGGATATTGCTACCCCCATTGCCCTTAAAAAAACATTATAGTCATCAAAAGAATTAGTTCCCTGAACTCCTACTATCATCTTCTTTTCCTTTGTTCAAACTGTCCAATATGAATAATAATTTATTCATTTCCTTTTTTGATAACGAATCAGTCTTAATCTCTTTTCCAAGATCAGGATTAAACTCACCATCTAACACATCAGCGCAATAAAACTTGTTATCTTTTACCCAATAGGCTTTTCTATCAGGTGTTTGTATAACCCTTACAGTTTTATCTGTAATATGTTTTTTATATTGAGTAGGTTTTTTAAGAAGCAATTCTTCATTAGTTGGTATAACCAATTTGGCTATCTGATGAAGAGTTGTTTGCCTATAAACATATCTCTTAAGCAAAACTTTTTTGTTTCGCCATCTATAAAGTATAGCAACAACGTTCACCAATGTCAAGAGGACCGCTATATAATTTAACATAATATTAATTAAAAATTACGTTGTCTTAGATTTGATGGATCAAAAATATTTCCTAGGATTGATTTAGATGCTTCTCTTTTAACAATAGATCTTGACCATGCGAAGCCTGCATCGCCACCCCATGCTAACCACATAATGTATCCGTTAGAAGGATTTGCTTGGTTGCCCCAATCCTTGCCCTTTTTATCTACTTCATGTCGTGAAAAGTATGAATACATTCTTTTAACTGTGCTCAATGATAGCCTTTCGCCACGAGCAAGTTGACCAGCACGAGTCCATCCAACTGATGTACCAGCACCTTTTGCCTTACCCTGTTCTTTAAATTTAATTGCCTTACGTGCTGCTGAACGCACTCCTGCAGGTGGAACATATCCTTCTGCTTTTTTCATTTCATCTTCATCGTCATATTCAACATCATCGTCATCTTCCCAAAGATCTTCTGCTTTTGCTGCTGGAACACAATTAGGAACTTTCTTTCCATTCTTTTCTTTCATGCCACGTTGTACATAGCCTTCCCAACATGGTGCTTGCTTTTCCATATTTTCTGGACAGCACATTCCTTTTTCTGCCATATCTTTACTGCATACTGGACAATCTTCACAACTAACATTCATTTCTTTACAAGTAGGACATCCACATCCATCATATGCTTTATCCATTCCTACATTTGATTCTATTGATGGCAATGCCATAACCTCAGATGATAGCGCTCCAACAAAGTATTCTGTTTCTTCTAGACCGCCTTCTTCAAGTTCATATAGTTGAATTAATATTGCTGGATCTGTTGGTGTTGCCATAATAGAGTATTCTGAACCTTCTGATCCCAACATTCCCTCTGTCATTACATGAACAACACGCCCAACATACATCTCTTCTTCGTGTGGTGCCATCACCATATCGCCTTCTTTAACCATGGCTTTTCCAATCTTTCCTTCTGAAACATTTATAGCATAAATTTGAGCAGCAGCCTGTGATTTTGTTTTATGGCAACCCATTACTGTACCGTCTTCTTTTACGGCTGGGTAGCCTGAGCAACCGTATGAACCTTTAGCACCTACACGATATGGCATGAGTTT